GAATGGTTTACTGCACCATCCGGACATTTACTTAAGACTTTTAAGGTAATTTACTACCCACCATTGGGATATTCCAGCAGCAGGAGATTTTCTGGCACGATTCTCAAATTCTAAGCTCTTCGTATATCCCAGAAAGTCCGGCATGTAGTCCGTTGCTTTCATGGCTTCTTTCTCGATGTTGTCAAGAAAGCCAGGAATGTCCAGTCCCAGTCTGAACTTATCCCGTTTCATGCAAAATTGAACAAATTCCTCTTTCAAAGGATGGTACTTACAGTTCTCTATAATAGATAACTGCCGCAGAGCAACCATTTTGGGACCCCACACCTCAGGGTCATAGTAGCGCTCTTGTTCACACAGCCTACCTAAAGCCCGGTAAGTTGAATAAACACCCACACATACGCCGTTTTGACGATAACGCTGATGGTGCCATCTACGCAAGTATGTGCAGTCTTGTGTGCTCACGTACTGCTTATCAGGATTCATCTCCAAACCATGTGCAGTATATGAACGCATTACATCCTCCGCCGTGATCCCAGGATACGTGAGAATACCATCATCACCCAGGCACTGCGAATTCGGGTTGAGTCTCTGGTTGTTGGCAATAGCTGCTTCGTATTGGAGTGAACGATGCGCCAACGTTTCATCAGCATTGGTTCCACCAGAACCGGAACCCATCCCGTGATATCCTGTGCGGATTTCACCCCAGGCGTACAAAAGAGGTATCATGTACTTCACGGGAAAAACATTTTCCAACCAGCTACGGCTTTCAGCGTTAGGTGTTAGAAGCTGCGTTAAAATGGACTTCGCAGCATTCTGAAGGTTGAGATTGAAATGCTGGTCGAACTTTGAGAAATCCGTGCATACTACCAGGTCCTTTTCACCCTTGGTGTCGAACAATCTAGTGATTCTCCGATCCACGGACTCCAACCCAACCCAGGCTGGAACCAACTCTTGGCGTTGCGCCGCCATTATGAGTGGCTGATAGACACGCAGTTCTTGAACGTTAACACCGAATGGAAACATCCAAACCACACGCTGTTTCACGTCATCATCATTGGGACCACCCTCTTGGCCTCGCCATCCTAACACTGCACACGGTGTCCACTCTTGGTCGTTGAGAAACATACGGGAGGAGAGACCCTCAGTTTCAATCCGAACAGGGAGTGTCTTGTCCACCATGGCTCTGCGTTTTGCAAAGTATGGCGATCCAGAGTTCGTGGAAAGTTTCATATTTTCCACGGTCCGCTTCTGGTCCCTAAGTAACAGTCCACGGAGACTGCCCCACTCGGCAAGTGTTGCGCTAATCGCCTTGTCAGAAATGGGTTCACCAGGATCTTTGATCATGGTGTAGTAATGGTCAATGTCATCCATCCGCTCATCGAGAGGCTTCTGAATTGACAAAGGCCCGACCTTCTTCGCGAGGTCATTTTCAAAGTCAAGCAGAGTTGGCCACTGATCGCCAATTCTATCGATCGTGGGCTTCCAATCTGCAAGAACTTTGCTCAGAGAACTACCTTTGGCAAAAGTAGTCCGGTACTCTTCCGGCTGTCCTTTGACGACATTGTCAAGATAGGACCTCAAGCCGGGATTCGGTAAGTTAAAGCACTCACCAAACTTGATTTCG